TGTGCTATGACCTCCTCGGTCTGTGCGTGATGGACTTCGATGCCGTGCGCCAGGACCATGAGCTCCTTGGCGCGACGGCGGTGGTACGTGCTGAGCCGCTTGTGCTCCCGCGCTTCCACACGGAGAGCCGCGACCGCCTGTGCCTCGCGGGCTGTGGCGTCGTCGCTCACGGTCAGGAGGGTGCGGTGTCCTGGGACACGTAGCGGCCGAAGCCGTTGGTGCTGTCCCAGAGCGCCTTGAACTCCAGCTCCAGCATGGCGGGCTCGCCCTTCTTGAACACGGGCGCCGGGTTGCCGGACTGGTACGCGATGGGGATCTCGTACTGCGTCTTGAACCCGTCCCCGCCCGCCGACTCGTTGCCCCGGATGAGGAGCGCCACCAGCGACACGCTGAGACCCTGGAGCAGGTCCACGTCGAGCGTACCGGCCACGCCGGAACCGGGGGCGGTGTCGGTGACGGTCGCCTTGTTCAGCGCGTACGAGTACTGGGCCGCGCTGATGTCCGCGATGGCGAAGCTGATGGTCAGCTCCTCCTCGGTGCGGAACACCTTGCGGGCGGCTGTGAGGCCGACCGGGCGGAACACCTCGAGCGTCTGGTCGTGAGCGACGGTCACACCGTCCTCGGTGATGTTCTTGTCACCGGACGTGCCCAGGAGAATCCAGGACCCGCTCGGTGCGGCGGACACGTCCGGGAACGCAGTCGCCACGGGCGCCGCGTAGACCTGGAACGGGGCAGCGATGATCTCAAAGGGAGCCGTCGCCATCGTGCATCACCTCCATCTCGTTGTCGTCGTTGTCGGTCTCGACCACGGCGGGCTCGTCACCATCGACGGTGTACCCCTCCAGGGATGAGAACCGGTCCAGCTGTGCGTCGTCCACCTCGACGGGGACGCCGCGTGGGAAGAGGATGCCATCGACCATGCCCTGGTCGGCGTCACCCTCATACGTCACGATCATGCCACCTCCCTTTCGGAGTACAGCACCTGCCACACGGACAGGATCATGGGCCACTCGGCGTCCGGGTCTCGAAGCTGCTGAGGACTCGTCGTCGGGTGGCACCAGTGGAGCAGGCAGTTCCCCGTCACGTTCCGGCGCATCTGCTTCAGCACCGGGTGCATGAGGTTGAACACGACACCTGCTTGGTACGGCGTGGACCCGTAGCACATGATGTCCACGCGTGGATCGTTCAGCTCCATGAAGGAGCGTCCGCTGAAGAACCCACCACCCGTGGCACGGAGCACGATGGCTCCACGCGGCTGGTTGATGGCCTCGGCGTCCGGTAGCTCCCCGCCGTACACGCGACCGCCGGTCGCGGTGTAGACGTCGGTGTCCGCCTTGAGGTACGAGACGAGCGCCGCGATGAAGTCTGGTGTTGCCATGCTCACCTCATCCCTTGGAAGGCACGCCGGATGCGTGCGCCGAGCAGACCGTACTCGAAGTCAGCCGACGGCCGGAGGTACGGCTTGGCGGACATCTTGCTTGTGCCGATCTCCTGCCACAGTGCGTAGTTGATGTCGAACGATCCCCACCGTCCACGGACCCCACCGCCGAACGGCACAGCGGGCTCCATGCGGAGACTTCCTTGCAGCGCTGAGGTGTCCACACGAACCAAGCCCTTTGCCATGGTGACGCACCGGGCCATGGTCTGGTTCACGCCGATCATCTCCGCCTTGCGTACACGCTTGGCGAGCGCCGGTCCTTCCCACTTCAGGTGAGCCTTGACGGTCACCGCTCATCCACCATCGTCAGGACGATGTGTCCCTGCCGATGGCCGACCGAGTCGATACGCATGGGACCGTCTGCCAGCACCTCCCCGAGCCGGTCCGTCACAGACACCACTCGGTCGTCCTCGGTCACGTCCGTACCGGCCGGAACGATGAGCATGCGCTTGGTCACTTCCACGGCTTTGTCGCCGTCGATGACCGTGGACCCGGAATCGAACCAGAAACGGCACACAAGGCCGCTCAGGTGCGTTGCCCACGATGGTGCCGGATCGTTCCCGTACGGATCGGTGCCGGTGCCGCGTGTGCCGTCCCGCTCGATGGTGCAGCGGTGCGTCATGGCTGAGCGTGCCCGGCTCACAGGAACCGGAACCCGCGATGGTTGGACAGGCGCCGGAGGATGTTCTCCCGCTCCCTGGTGTACGTGTCGGGCGCGAGGTCGCCCTCCGAGTCGTAGTCACCCACGACCTGGTTCTTGATGAGCCCCTCGTACGAGATGGCCGCCTTCACGAGGTCGATGAGGACCCCGTTGCGGATGGCCTCCTCGGCGTGCGGCGTGTAGGTCACGGACACGATGTCCGCCCACCCCTCACCGCGCGAGTTGTTGCCGCCCTCGAGACGTTCGATGAGGCGCCCGCCGTGGCGCACCTCGTAGTCCGTGGCGTCCAGCGTGGCGAGCACCGAACGATCCAGTGCCTTCTCCACGATGGCCGACACAGAGGCAGCCGGACGGAGCAGCCGGAGGTACCGACCGCCACCGTCCAGCACGACCGTCTGTGCCGAGTCGTCGCCGAACCGTGACTCCACGTCGAGGACAGCCTCCGCCAGCAGCCGCGTGAGCGCGGCGTCGGGAAGGTCCGTCTCGATGTTCTCCCGCAGGTCGGTGATCGTCACGGTTGCCATGGCCTACTCCTCGTCGTCCTTCTCGGCCGCCTCGTCGTCCAGCACGAGCCGGGCGACCAGCTCGTCCTTGGTGCCGGACACGGGGAGGTCCCGCTCGGCCAGGATGGCCTTGAGCTGGTCCACCTTCATGTCCTCGTAGTACTCCGGCAGCTCCTCGCCGGGAGCCTCCGTCAGCCCGAGCTCGATGGCCCGCGCCATGGGGATGGACTTGCCCGGCGTGCCGAGCAGCGAGCGCGCTGCCGGGTCGCCGTCCGGCACGACCGTCACCTGGTCCGCCGCAAGCCACAGCTTCTCCGTGAACTTGTATGAGGGACCGGTGCCGCCCGTCTTGATGACCACTGCCATGCTGTCCTCCTTCTAGAGCCGGAACGCCGCGAACGAGAGCCCGGTGACCTCCGAGAAGGTCACGTTGAGCTTGCCGTCCGAGTCGCGGAACAGGGCCGCCGGGAACGGTCCGGCCATCACGTCGCCGGTCGTCGCCGGGACGTTGATGGTGCGGTCGCTCACGGCCAGACCCGCCTGCGTGGCGGGCGTCGAGACCGTGACGGTGCAGGCACCCGCGCCGGTCTTCTTGAAGTGCAGGAACGTCTCGTCCGTGTGAGGGACCTGGTACGTGTCCACGGCGTTGGGGGTCTGGTACGTGACCGCCAGCCCGTCGTTGTCGATCTGCTGGGGCGTGACCGCGACATTTGCCATGGCCTACACCCGAGCCGAGTTGTAGCCCATGAGGACCAGGTACAGCCGACCGGCCGTGATGGCACCCACCGAGATGGTGAGCGTCGGCGTCCGGGCGGCCGTGGTCTTCACGGACGAAGCGGCCGCGACGGGGATACCCGCCTTGCGACCGGTGGTGCTGTAAGGCGCACCGCTGACGACGGCTGCCGCCACGATGTCACCGGCCGACTCGACCGCGATGGCTGCCTCACCGGCTGCCGCCGTGGTGAACCCGGTGAGGACCTCCACCACCGAGTCGAGGATGACGAACCCGGACGGGACGGAGCCCGGCGTCGAACCCACCGGAGTGAGGCTCTTGGCGCCGACGCTCCCGCCCTGCACGGCGAAGCTGTACTCGTAGACCAGGACCGCTGAGCGCCGGATGGCACCCTCGATCTCCTGACCCCCGCTGATGACTCCCATGTTGCTTCTCCTTCCCGCGTGGCCGGGGGCACAGGGCCCCCGACCATGAGCGAGTTCAGGTGGTCAGGGTCAGATGCCGGTGACCGTGCAGAACGCAGCCGCGCGGTACACCGCGAGCGCCGCCCGCACGTCCGCCCGGATGGCCTGCTTGCCGTTGATGAAGAAGTCGCTGTGCGAGTTCGTCACCTGGACCTCGATGCCGCGCTTGTACGCGAGCTCCATGTAGTTGGTGTCGCCCACGAGGCCGGTGCCCGCCGTGAGCGCCTGCGTCGGGGTGACCGGGACGCCCCAGATGCGGGCGATGCCGGGGTCGCTGGGCGAGCCCCAGATGTAGATGCCGTCCGTGGTCCGCAGCAGGCGGATGTCCTGCCAGTCGTTCGGGTGGAGCGCCACGAAGTTCGCGTTGGCCCCGCCGTTCCCGGCGCCGCTCAGCATGATGAGCGTCATGGCCTTGAAGATCGCGTCCGGCGTGGGGTCCGCGCCCTTGGCCTGGGTCTGGAGACCCGACCGGTCGAGGATGCCGGAGATGTTCGGGGCCGTGCCGTCGCCGTTGAGCACCTGCGTGTTCAGCCGCTGGCGCAGCATGAACGTGAGCCGGTTGTCGATGTACGACTGGATGCCGGACACGTCCTCCAGCTGCTCGTCGGTGACCGGCAGCCACACGGCGATCTTCCGCACCGGGTCCGTGCGCTCGGTGAGCGCCAGGGCCGCCTCGGGGTACGTGCCCGCCTCGAGGACCTCGGCCGCGTTGTTGGTGAACGTGGTCTCCTCCATGTACGTCAGCGCCTGCTGGTCCGTCGTGCCGGTGGGCACGAGCTCCAGGAAGTCGATCGGCGTGGTGACGTAGTCGACCATGCCCCGGTTCCGCGTGGTCTCGGGGGTCCAGCCCGCGCTGGTGGTCATCAGCGTCTTCACGTCGATGTCCAGCTCGGCGGTCGGGCCGACCGGCCCGCGCTTGCCCTTCAGCGCCTGCGACTCCGCGAACATCTGGCCGAGGGACTTGCCGGACGGCTTGCCGCCCACCCCGTCGCCACCGCCGTGGATCATGCCCTTCTGGCGCCGCTCCTCGCGCTCCGGGTCGAAGCCCTCGGCCACGCCCTGCGCCTTGAGGGTCTCGGCCAGCTCGTCCGCCTTGGCGCCGAGGTCGTTGATCTCCTCGTGCATCGCACGGATGGCAGCGGCCTTCGCGGCGGTGTCGCCCTCGAGGACGGTCACCTTGTCCATGTCCACGTCCGAACCGGCCTGCTTGAACACCTCGGCCAGCTTGGCACGCTTGGCGTCGAGCTCCTTCCGGGTCTCGACGAGATCGCTCTTCATACCCATTACTCGGAACCTCCGATGTCGATGCCGTGGTATGCCGCGATGCCCGCGAGCATGCCCTGTCGGCGCTTGATGTCTGCGGCTTCGGCGTCCGACGAACGGACCGCCTCGACCAGCTCGGACGGGAGCGCGATGCCCCGCTTGAGCAGTGCCTCACACGCCTCACGGGCGCGCTCCACGCACTCGTCGTCCGTGCAGTCCTTGAGGGACTTGGCGGACACCGTGTGCGTGCCGATCCCCGCGCCGAGAAGCACCGGGGAAACCTCGTGGACCTTCAGCGCCCGGAGGAGCTGAACGTCCCGCCCCTCGAACTGGCCGGGGGCGCCGTCGATGATGTCGTAGCCGTACGACCACTCACCCAGCCCGCCCATCTCCTTCACGGTGATGAACGTGTCCTTGCCGTGCTGGGTGTCCATGAAGAACTGGCCGTCCATCCAGGCCTTCTCTTCGTCCTGGTGGATGACCCCCTTGCCGACCGGGAGTGCACCCTGCCAGCTCATGTGGTTGTACGCGGAGATGCGGACTTCCTGTCCGTCGGTGAACGCCCCCGGAAGGGTGACGTCTCCGTCGTGATCCACGACGTTGAACGTCGAGAACACGGCGGTCACCTGACCTGCGGCACCGTCCGCCTTGACGGCAACGCCGATCTGCTTGTGCTTCACTGTCACCTCCTCAGATGACGGGGGCGAACGAGAGGGTACCGTTCGGGTGTTCGCGGCTGAGCTCCGACGATGCCTCGCTGAACGTGAAGACCTGACCGTCCCGCGAGATGCAATCGGCATCGCTTTCCCCGCCCTGTGCGTCGAACGCCAGGACACCCGTGACCCCTTCCGCGCCCTTGTACGACTCGATGGCCGACACGTTCTGAGCGAACTTCGTCTCGGTCCGTGCGATGAGCTGCGACCTGTACTGCGGCCCTGCGTTGGTGAACCGACCGGCGGGCACCTGATCGCGGATGCGACGTGCCGCCTGAGCCGGTCCCTCCCCGAGCTCCCGTGACTCCGAGAGTGCCCGGAAGATTGCGTTGCGGGTGGAGTTCCTCACGTCCACCAGTCCGGCCCGTGTGCCGCCCTGGCGCACGATGGCGCGGGCAGCCTCGTCGGGCAGGTTGACGCCGAGGTCCGTCACCGAGTTCACCGTCTTCAGGGTGTCCTCGATCACACGCCCGTAGTGGGCTTCGAACGCCGGGGCCAGCTTGCCCTCGTTGAACCGGTCGATCTCGACGGACCGCAGGATGCGTGCGACCAGCGCCTCGTCGTCGTCCGCCGCCTTGGTGTCCGCGTACCGTGCGGACAGGTCGGGCGAACCGAGAGCGTTGGCACAGTCCTCACCCAGCTGCATGAACATGTCCACGAGCTCGGCCGTGAACGCGCCCGCGAGCGCCGCCTCACGATCCAGCAACGTGGACATGAGACGCCGCTGCATGTCCGTCGCCTTGCTCCCCCCGATCCGCACACCCTTGACGGTCCGACGCTTCTCCTCAGCGTCGTCCTCGTCATCGGTGCCGGTGTCGAGGGCCGGAGGCACCGAGGAGGACGGCGGCACCCCCAGCCCATCGGCGGGGACTTCCACCACGCTGAACGGACGCAGGTAGATCTCGTGCGTCTTGTCCGCGTCCCGGCCCGTCTCGCGACGGTACTCGGCCAGGGTGATGGCGCCCCCATTCAACTCCTTGAGCTTGCGCTCGGTCTTGGCGTTCTCGTCCTCCTGGAGGACGCGGACCTGAGTGAGGTCGAACGCGATCTGGAACTGGTCCGGGTTGGGCTCGAAGTCGTCCATGATCTGGTTCGCCAGGTCGGACCCGATCAGCCGCTGGAGCGGGATCATCGTGGACTCGTACGCCATCTCACGAGCCTCGGACATGTTGGCGAACGTGGACCTGTCCAGCCCGGCGCCGAGACCGGCGACGATGGCCGGGATGCCCAGCACAGCGGTGACCCGCTCCTCCGGGATGCGCCTGAGGGCCTTGAGGTCCAGCTGCTGCGGGGAGAACCCGAACTGCGTCACCTTGGTGGGCGCCCCGGCGACGAACGGCTTGCCTCGGTTGCGCCCGGTGAACTGGTCCGTGAGCTGCTCCTTCGTGGACGCCATGTCCTCGTCGCTGACCACCGCGTCACCGTCCGGCGACACGATGAGACCAGGCACGCCCATGTTCCTGAGGATGGACGCCGTGAACGATGCAGCCTCGTCGTCCGAGAACACCTCGCGCAGCACCGACCCCAGTGGGCTCAGCCCGAGGCGCGGGTTCTTCGGGTCGATGCCGTAGCGGAAGTGCACCACGTCCTCCACCTCCACACGGACCGGCTCACCGTTCGGCCGGTACTCGTAGTGAGAGATGTACGTGCCACCATCACGGGGCCACTTCGGCTCCATGATCGAGGACGGCACCCACCACAGCTCCTCGATCTCCAGCCGTGCGCCGCGCACCTTGATCCAGTACCCGTTCCCCCCGATCAGCAGGGAGGCCACGGTCGCCCACCACATGAGCTCACCCGACCAGTACGGGTTCGGCCGACGAAGCAGGTTGGTCAGCGGGTGGCCGACCACCTCCTCCTCGGTCCCGTCCGGCAGGTGCTGCTCCACCATGATCGGCGCCTCGGGGAACGTCCGGCACGCCCACAGCACAGGCGCCATGATGACCGACGAGCCCATGCCGTCCCCGACCTTGCGGGCGTAGTCCATGTCACCACGGGGCATGAGCGCGACGTAGGACGGCTGCCGCGAGAACCGCATGGTGAAGCGCTTGAGCAAGTTCATATGACCCTCCACCTCTGCTTTGGGCGACCGCCGTAGAACGCCAGCAACGCGGCGTCTGCCTTGTCCGGCGACGATCCGATGCGCTTCTTCGTCTCGTCCTTCGGCTCCACCTTGATCCGTCCGCTTGCGTCGATGCCGTACTTCGGTGCGGTCAGCTGGGCAATGAAGTCGTCCGACATCGCAGACAGGTCCCACCCACCGTCCTCCGACAGCTCTCGTCCGACAACCCACCAGATCTCATCCCTGAGCTTCGGGTACCGCTTGGGGTCCGACGACGCCTCGCCCACGTTGACCGGCACAACCTGGTACCGATC